CCTTGGGGATGGCTCCGACTTGCTTTGACTTGCGCTCGGTGTTATCTGTCGCTCCGAGACACATCGAGCGGAGCACGCAGGACTGATGACCGGGCGACCAAGCACATTCACTGAAGAGATGGGTAGCCTGATCTGCGAGAGGCTCACCGAAGGGACGAGTTTGCGCAAGCTGTGCAAGGAGCCAGAGTTCCCAAACGCGTCAACGGTGTACGTGTGGCTGGACCGCTTCCCCTCCTTCGCGGAGCAATACGCGCGCGCTCGGGAAGCCGCCACGGAGGATATGCTTGAGGCCATCCTTGAGATCGCCGACGACCCGACAATCGACACGCAGGACAAGCGCGTCCGCATCGACACACGCAAGTGGGCGATGGGCAAGCTGAAGCCGAAGAAATACGGCGACAAGTCCACGCTCGATGTCGGGAACAAGGAGGGCGAGACCTTCAAGGCCGACAGCGTCGACAGCGTGGCCCTGACGCAGGCTCTGGCCGAGGCCCTTCGCAACCAGAAGGTGGGCAAGTGATACACCGCCGTCGCGAAGGCGAACTGGTTCGCCCCGGTCTCAACATCCTCTGGGAGCCGAAGGCCAAAAGCCTGATCCTGCGCACGCCGTGGACCAGCCTGTATGTCGACTGGGACCGGCACGCGCGCCGCCTCCGCTTCGCCATGCCGTTCGGTTTCAACTGGCGCGCGCCGCTCGGCCCTTGGCGTCGCATCGCTGACCTCGAACAGGCCGCGTCGAAGCACGACCTCGAACTGCGCGCGCTCAACTACGCCCTGCATCTGGCCAATGAGCGTTACGACAAGATCCGCGAGGCCAACGCCCAACTGCGTGAGACGCTGACTCTCTACCGGAACGCATGACGGACGTCTCAACGATCCTTGCCCAGTTGGACCCGGCGCAGCGCCTGCACCTCGACTGGCAGCGCAGGTGGATGGCGACCGCACGCGACAACCAGATCGTGCCGCGCGACGGCTGGAGCGAGATGGGCTTCCTCGCAGGTCGCGGCTTCGGAAAGACACGCGTCGGTGCCGAGTGGATCACGCGCGCCGTGTTCGAAGATCCGTCGGGCTTCGATAGCTGCGTCATCTGTCCTACGTATCAAGACGTCAAAATCACGGCCTTTGAGGGCGAGAGCGGGATCTTGTCTGTCCTGCCGCCTGAGTTGCTGATCGAGCACAACAAGTCCGATATGTTCATCAAGATGCGCAACATCGCGGGCGGCGTGAGCACGATACGTGGCTTCACGGCTGAGAAGCCTGAGCGACTGCGCGGCCCGCAGCACTGCCGTGGCTGGTTCGACGAGCTGGCCGCGTGGCAGTATGACCAAGAGACGTGGGACATGGCGATGTTCGGGATGCGCCTCGGCAGCAACCCGCAGGTCGTGTGGACGACGACGCCCAAGCCCAAGGAGATCATCCGCAAGTTGAGCGCGCCGCAGGACAGGCGCATCATCGTGCGTGGCTCGACGTTCGACAACAAGGCCAACCTGCCCGACAGCTTCTTCAAACAGCTTGAGCAGTATGAGGGCACGACGCTTGGCCGTCAGGAACTATACGGCGAACTGATCGACCCCGAAGAAAGCGGCATCATCAAGCGTAGCTGGTTCCGCCTGTGGCCCGCTAAGAAGCCGCTGCCCGCGCTGGACTACATCATCCTGTCGCTGGACACTGCCTTCACCGAGGCGACCTACGACAAGAAGAAGGGCGACGCCGACAGCACGGCGTGCGTCGTGCTGGGCAGCTTCCACGACAAGGAAGGCGCGTCCCACCTGATGGTGCTCGACTGCTGGTCCGAGCAGATGGGGATGCCCGACCTGATCAAGCGCGTGAAGCGCGAACTCAACGTGGCCTACGGCGACGACCAAGACACCGCGCTGATCAAGCCGATGTTCGGCAGCGGCAAGCCGATCACGTCGGGCCGCAAGCCGGACATGTGCCTGATCGAGGACAAGGGCAGCGGCATCAGCCTGCGCCAGATGCTTGAGCGCGAGGGCATCGACGCCTACGCCTACAACCCCGGACGCGCCGACAAGCTGGCACGCCTGCACATGGTCAGCCACATCTTCTCGCGCCGCCGTGTCTGGCTGCCTGAGAGCGACAAGTTCGCGGGTCAGCCCCGCACTTGGGTCGAGCCGATGCTGGCGCAACTGTGCGCCTTCACGGGTCCGGGCAGCGTCAAGCACGACGACTACGTGGACGCCATGTCGCAGTGCGTGCGCCTCGCAATCGACAAGGGGCTTGTCTCTGTGCTAAAGGACAAGCCGAAAGACATCGACCGGCCACCACCGAAGCCCATCGCCAATCCGTATGGCCAGTAAGGACAAGTCATGAACGAAGACGATATGCTGCCGGAAGACGAACTGCCCGAGGGCGAGATGGTTGAGATCGACGACGCCGAAGAGAGCGACGTCGAAGACACCGAGGACGGCGGAGCCATTGTCACGCTCGACGAGGACGTGCCACCCAAGGCCGACGACGAGTTCTACGACAACCTCGCCGAGACGATGCCTGAGAAAGACCTCAGCAGCCTGTCGTCCAAGTTCCTTGAACTGATCAGCAAGGACAAGGAAGCGCGCAAGAAGCGCGACGAGCAATACGAAGAGGGCATCCGCCGCACCGGCCTCGGCGACGACGCACCGGGCGGCGCGCAGTTCAACGGCGCGTCGAAGGTCGTCCACCCGATGATGACCGAGGCGTGCATCGACTTCGCGTCACGCGCCATCAAGGAACTGCTGCCGCCGCAGGGTCCGGCCAAGGACATGATTGAGGGCGAGGTCACCGTCAAGAAAATCCAGAAGGCCAAGCGCAAGACGGCCATGATGAACTGGCAGTTGACCGTCCAGAGCCAAGAGTTCCGCAGCGAACTGGAGCAACTGCTGACGCAGGTGCCGCTCGGCGGCGCGCAGTATCTCAAGCTGTCGTGGGACGAGGCGCGTAACCGCCCCGGCTTCCTCGGCGTCATGATCGACGACATGTATCTGCCGTTCGCCGCGACCAACTTCTACACGGCGCAGCGCAAGACGCACGTCCAGTATCTGACGCAGCTTGACTATGAGGAGCGCGTCAAGTCCGGCATGTATCGCGAGGTCGACCTGACGCCTCCGGGCCTTGAGCCGGAACGCTCGGCTGCCGACGTGGCCAACGACAAGATCGAGGGCCGCAGCGACACCAGCTACAACGAGGACGGCCTGCGCACCGTGTTCGAGTGCCACGTCACCGCCGACATCGAAGGCGACGGCAACGCGCCCTACATCATCACCATCGACAAGCCGTCGGGCAAGGTGCTTGCGATCTATCGCAACTGGGACTTGGAAGACGACAGCAAGGAGCCACTGGACTGGTTCGTTGAGTTCCCGTTCATCCCGTGGCGCGGTGCCTACCCGATTGGCCTGCCGCACATGATCGGCGGCCTGAGCGCAGCCGCGACTGGCGCACTGCGCGCCCTGATGGACAGCGCGCACATCCAGAACGTCCCGACGATGCTCAAGCTGAAGGGCGGCACGCGCGGCGGGCAGTCCCTGAACATCCAGCCGACGCAGGTTGAGGAAATTGAGGGCGGCCTGAACGTCGATGACGTCCGCAAGCTGGCGATGCCGATCCCGTTCAACCCGCCAAGCCCGACGCTGTTCCAGTTGCTCGGCTTTCTGGTCGATGCAGGCAAGGGTGTTGTCCGTACGTCGATGGACAATCTGGCCGACCAAAACCCCAACGCGCCGGTCGGAACGACACTAGCCCTGATCCAAGAGGGCATGACGGTCTTCTCGTCGATCCACGCCCGCCTGCACGCCGCGATGGCGCGCACGCTGCGCATCCTGCACCGCCTCAACGGTATGTATCTCGACGACGAGGACACCGAGATGGAAGTCGGCGAGGAACTGGCGACGCGGGCAGACTTCAATGGCCCGATGGACGTCGTGCCGGTGTCCGACCCGATGATCTTCAGCGAGGCGCAACGCTTCGCGCAGGTGCAGGCGGTGTCGCAGCGCGCTGCGGCCATGCCGCAACTCTACAACCAGTATAAGGTTGAGGAGCGGCTGCTTGAGACGCTGCGCGTGCCCAACGCGAAGGAACTGCTGGTCCCGCCAGCCGCGCCGAAGCAGCAGAACGCCGTCAACGAGAACGTCACAGCGACGATGGGCAAGCCGGTCGTGGCCTTCCCAGAGCAGGACCACATCGCGCACCTCAAGACGCACTTGGCGTACATGACCAGCCCCGCGCTGGGCGGCAGCCAACTCATCGCCCCGGCCTACCTGCCGGTTATGCTCGACCACATCAAGCAACACATGGCGTTGTGGTACGCATCGACCGTGCTCGATCTGGCCGAGGATACGTCCGGCATCGACATCAGCGAGGACATGAAGAACCTCAAAGACCCCGAGGCCAAGCGTGCGTTTGACCGGATGCTGTCCGAGGCGTCGCAGACCGTTGTCGGCGAGGCTGGCAGCATCTTCGAGGCGCTTCCGCCGGTCATCGCGCAGGCCATGCAGTTGATGCAGCAGTTCGCGCCGCAGCCGCCGCAAGACCCGCGCACGGCCATTGAGGGTCAGAAGCTTCAGGCGCAGGCACAGCGCGATCAGGCGCAGATGCAGCTTGAGGGCCAGAAGATGCAGGGCCAGATGCAGCTTGAGGGCCAGAAGATGGCAGCACAGGCGCAGCAGGATCAGATTGAGGCGCAACTTCAGGCGCAGAAGCTTCAGATCGAGCAGCAGCTTGAGCAGATGAAGCAGGACCGCGAGGACGCCCGCAAGTCGGCGGAGATCAACGC